CCCGGAGCAGACCCTTGCGGACGCCGTTGGACATCTTGCCATTGTAGCGCATCTCGTTGTACTGGTAGAGATTCTTAAGGGACGGAACATTGCTACCATGTCCACATATCGTGATGTCTCTCTCGGTCATTTCAGTCCTCCGGCACAGTGTTCCGGCGGTCATAGTCCGCCTTCAGCGCCGTGACGATTGCACCGATGAGTGTGTCAATCGCGGCGAGCGTGGCGGTCAGCTCCGCGGCGTGCGGCACCGCCCAGATATTGCACAGGGCGGACAGAAAAACGATAACGGGTGCGCCGATAAGCGCGACCATCTTGATGATGTCATAGACCTTGTTGGAAATCATTGATTGCCTCCTTCCATGAATACGCCCTTTTCGACCAGGCGCTTGTAAGTCGACTTGATGTGCTCCGATGCCATAACGGTATAGCTGTTCTTAAAATCCGGGTGTCGCTCGCAGAAATCGTCATAGGTGTCTATGTCGTCCAGCTGCTGGTGGAAGTATTCCCGGCTGTGCTCGATGCCGTTAAGGAGCTCATCATCAAAGCGCAGGATGTGTGTCCGGGCAAGGACAGCGGCGTTATGGTCTATCTTATCGGACAGCTTTTCCATCTGATCCGAAATCTCGGTAAGTCTCTGCTGTGTCTTGTCTTTCCGCGAGATGAGGAACTGGATGAACGCCCAGAAGCCCCCGGAAGCAAACACAGCGAGTATGATGTCTGTCGGCATCGTTCCCCCTCAATAGAAAAGGGAAGCGGTTACCCGCTCCCCCGTTGATAGTTTCGGCAGACCAAGCCGTCTTCCAACAGTCTGCCATTATCCCGCACCGACCGATACTTACAGCCTCGGTCAAGGGCTTTGGCTTGGCGGGATGTCCCTTTAATACTGTTGCCTTTCTCACCCGCTCCGCAGAACGGAAGCTTTCACCGACTGTCCGCAGACCCGGAGGGCGTGTCGTACCTACTGCCCGAAAAGGGCTGTGTTACTCAGTTAAAGTGTCCTATTACTTAGTCCGCATTCGCCGCAAGCCATTTTTCCGTTGCTTTTCTCCACAGCTTCGGGACATCTTCAAGCTTCCATACTTCCCCGGTCGAATCGTTGATTTCGCCGTTTTTGATCTTGATGCCGTAAAATCTGCCCATGTCGTCACCCCTCTGCCATGTCGGAAAGAACCGTGCCGATGTCCTCAATCGCTCCGTCCTGTACGTCCTGTGACTGCTCCAGTGCGTCCAGTCTCAGTTCTACATCCGTCTTTTCCCGGAAATGCATACGCACGATGATAGTGCCGCTTTCTCCGTCCTCTCTGGTGGTCGGTGCGGCGATGACGATGCCGTCATACTGCCCGGTAACTGCATCATCATGCAGGAATTCCAGATGTGAAACATTGTCTGCCGTAACCTTTCCGCAGACGAACATGGCGTTCGCTTCGTTCGTGGCGATGTGCGTGACTTCCGCAATGGAAGCGCCGTCCTCAATGTCGATAGTCGTTCCATCCATAAATCTGAGTTTGTCCATAATTTAATCCTCCTTTATTTTCTGTAACATAACGAATAAAGACGTACATTAAGGCGTGAACCACTACTCAACGCGTTCGGTGATGCATTTGAAATATACGGATTTACTGACCTTGAATTGTACTGATTATTGCCGTCAAATGTCGCATAGACAGCGACAGCGCCGTTGACTGTAACATTGACATTACCCGCAAAAGTATATCCAGAAGGTACAGTCGGAACTATTGCTGAACCCCCAAGACCAGTCCATGCTTTGCCGCCACCCGAATTAATGCCTTGCGTGATATTGACTTCGGCAGACGTCTCAGTCACTATCACCGCCATGTTGTTGATTAAATCGTTAAGCGTTTTCCCCTGTCTTGCATCAAGGGCATATCCGCTTGCCGTTGTGGTCAGGTTGTTTACCACATTGGCGGCATTAAATTTTGTCGCCACCAGTGCCGCCATATCGGAGAACCACTTGCTGATTTTTCCGAACAGCGTACTACCATTGTCCCCAACAGCAGGGACGGGGAACTGTGTAGATGGCTCGGTAATCGCGTCAATGGTCAGATTATCAATCTTTGTGGTCTGCTCTCCGGGCTTACCCTGCGGGATCGTGAAGTTAAAAACTGCCGCACCGGGAGTGCCCGTATTGGTAACCCTTGCTGTCTGTCCGTAAGGAACCGTTGTGGTAGACCCAACGGTTACGGTTGCGTCCGCTCCAGCGGCTCCGGTTGCTCCGGTTGCGCCAGTCTCACCAGTATCGCCTTTCGGCCCCTTGATGTGTCCAATCAATGTATTTACTACTGCCATTATTCCTCACCGTCCTCCGTCACATAGTAAAGATTTCCAGTTTCCTCGTCATAATGAAACATATCAGACAGGTCTGTCTGTGCTGACACATATAAATCCCCGGCATCATTGACCCACATCGTGAAAAATCCTGCGATTTCCGTGATAATGCCACCGTCACCCGCTGGCCCCTGCGGCCCCTGCGGCCCCTGCGGTCCGATAAATGCACCGCTGTCCAGTTTTGCCTGCACATCAGCCGCCACAGCATTGGCATTCGCCGCCGCAGTAGTTGCCGCAGTTTTCGCATCTTCAATCGAATCATAAAGTTCCTGTACTGACGCCGCATCAGATGCCGCTGATGCCGCTGACGTTGCCGCAGATGTCGCAGACGACGCGGAAGACTCAGCCGATGCTTTTGCCGCCGCCGCATTGTCATAGGTGACTTGGATGTATTCCGCGAGGTTTGCGGCGATGTCAACAGCCTGTTCAATTAGCGGGATGTCTGTCTCGGAGATTATTGTGTCATCCGTCAGCGGCGCAGGCTCCACGCGCAGAACGAAATTCAGCGTACCGATAATCTGCGATTCGGTTCTGACGCGCAACTCACACAGCACATCTCCCGCGATGGCAGTCATCTGCTGAGTAACAGTAAATGTTACTGTATTACCACTGATTGCGGTCGCCGCATAAGAAAATCCAGTATTATCAGGCTTATATCCATTAATCAACACAGCCGCGCCTGATGGGATCGAGAATGCGACATTGTTTTTGTACAACGTAAATTTTATAGCCTGTAAATTATTGTCGTATTGTGAACAATGAATCACAGGGCGAACGCCAACTGGTACAACATTTAAATTCACATCCTGTGTATACATTTAGCTCTCGTTGCCCTCCTTTCCATCAATAAACTGGGCCGTCATCAATGTAGCCATCACCGCCACTACCAGGATCGTCACCATCGTCACCGCCTTCGTCACCATCCCAATTGTGGGACTGGCAAAATTCCTCAATATTACGCAAGCGGTTGTCAAGCCACCGGATAGTCCGCGTCACATCCCACATTTCTCCATCCGACCCTTCATACCACCCGTCAAGCAGATACAGTCGTCGGAATCCTGCGGTGCCGTTGCGTCCGTTGATGCCGGCGGTGTCTCCGTTGGTCGCGGGATTCTCTACATCACCGACCCAATCGGAGTACATGATTTTTTCCTCGAAGGTAAAGCCCGGACAGCCGACTATATTTTCGTCATCGTTGTTTGACGTGACGTAAAAGCCGTCCGCCGGTGTCCCGAATGTCGAGCCGTAAATCGCCGCGCCGGTGATGGTGGATCCGCTCTTGATGTCGCCAGAAAACTGCCCGTCGGTGGCGTAAAGATTGCCGTTGCTGTCAACACTGAAGTTGTTGCCAATCTGGATAGTTCCGCCGCGGAAAGTGCCGTTGTTAGCTTTCAGGTTGCCGTTGCTGTCAACGGAAAAGTTGTTCCCGATGACAAGGCTTCCGCCGTTGGCATAAATTCCGTCTTTCGACCACCGCCCGATGACTTTCCCGGACGAATCGAGGATTACCAGATTGCCGTACGCGTTATTGACGCCGCCCAGACTGAGCGTGCCGTCCATTGTCCACGCCTGCGCATACGGCCCGGCATACGAGTTCGCAAAGCCGATGCCGTTCATGTTGATTCGCAGGACGCGCGTGGCGGCGGCGATGTTGTCGTTATTCAGCGCGAGGATTTCATTCGACCACCCGTCAGCATTGCGGTTCATGACGATATGGCCGCGGGTGCCAGCGTTCAGCACACCGGTCGCCCGGTCGATTTTCTGCGCAACCTGTGACATGGTCGCCGCCGCATCCACGGATGCGATGGTTTCCTCGATGGTGCCGGACAATGTGCTACGCACGTTTCCGACCTGGATGCTGTCATAGCGGTCAGCGAGAACATTCCAGACGATGTCAACGACTTTGCTCTTTGTGGAGATTCCCAGCTTTGCAAAAATGACCGTCACGGTGTCGCAAAGGTCGAGGTTTTTGGCGCCGGTCAGCAGCGACTTGTATTCTTCCGTATCAGGGAGGTTCACGAAGTCGATTTCCAGATTGACCGCCGGGATCCCGATGTTGTTCGCCGTGATGTACCGCTGGGTGTAATTACGAAGCTGTTCCACCGACGGCATCCCGTCAAACTTGTCGGAGAAGTCGAGCACCGCCGTCCGCTGGAACGGAAAGTTCGCCGCGGTCGGAGCGTGAACGACCTTTTCCGGGAGCGTGACGGTCGTGCCCTCAGACCCCCAAAAAGGATAGACGCCCGTGTAGGTGTTCAGAATTGTTTCTTCCTGTGTCAGGTCGGTCAGGTTCTTGCCGTACTGAATCGTATAGCCGTTGCCCTCGCCGCGTGCCCTGCAAAGCCTGACACTGTAGTTGTCAAAAAGCCATTCTCCGCCATAGATGTCGAGGATGCTTCCGGCGCGTCCGCCCATATAAGAGCGGATGCTTGTCGGGATCGGGACGGCGAAGTCATTGTCGGAAGTGAAATCCGCGGAAAAGCTGAAGGGATTCGACTCCGCGCTCATGCTCTTGAAATAAGCCAATGCGTTCGTCAGGTTCGCCGCCGTGAAGGGTGAAACCGGGATCCAGCTAAGCTGATAGCTGATGTGCTGAGCGAGGATAGTCACCGTGCCCCTCATCGGCTTGGTAATCTTGTAGACCCGGAAAGCCTGATTGCTCCGCCGTGCGGAAGGTTTCGCCACAATAATCGCGGAATGGACGATGTCCGCATAATGAGCACCGTCCACAGGATAGGTCAGTTCAAGCTCAAACTCGCCGTTCCGCGCCTCATGGACGGTACAAGAAATAGCGTCCGAAAGCCGCCCGATGCCGTTGGTGGTGAAGTTGGTGGCCGTGGGTGCAAAAAGTATCGGAATCATTTACCCTCCTCCTAGATAGACCACCAGCGCGGCGTGATTTCCACCCGGCTCCACCCGCTGAAACTGACGGCGTTCTCCCCCGGATCCAGTTCCGGGAAAGCACCGTTGACCAGCGTGGTCGTGCTGTTTCGGCTATTCGCACCCTCGTACACTTCCATCAGGTCGCAGTCGATGTCAGCATATGCGCTGCATCCCGTCACCCTGACGGGTGTGCCGTTGATGGTGACTGTACCGCCGGAGCCATAGCAACGAACAAGCGGCTTCGCCGGGTACAGCGTCGGGTTGTAGACCTTCCCGGCGGCTGTGTAGGTGACCGGGGTCTCGCCGGACTTCAGAAAGTGTTGCGGTTTGCAATCAAAGACCAAATCAAAAGCCGCTCCCACCCTGTCAGATGCAGAGAGTGAGAACGGCCCGACATAGCGTGCAAGCCTGAACTCATCTGGCTTGACGCTTTCCTCATAACGGTAATATTTTCCGTAATGGCTCGACAGATAGCCGCGCAGACCGTCCACATTAGTCTGCATGCCGTGCGGGATGTACGCTGAGATGGTCAACTCGAAGTTATGCCATCTGCCGTTGCTATAGACCAGTGCGCCGTTGCGGCCCGGGATCTCGACGCTTGTATCATCATGTGCCGCGCCGTCCCATGCGTTAGATGTCGCCACAAAAGTGCCGAAATCCGTGGAGGGCTTGCCGTCAAAAACAAAGTAATTTCTTTTGCTCATGCGTATACCGCCCTCCTGCTGCTGACCTGCGCATTAATGATGTCCGCGACCCTCTGGGCGATGATGCGCTCATCCTGCCCGGGCGCGCCGTAAACATTGACCGTAACTGCGCCATAAGCGCCGGCGGCCGGGGCATTCGCCCGGACATTTGCGGAAATGGTGCCGGTTGCCGCCGCGCTCAGGTCGTCCATTGCATCGGTCACGAGTCCCAGATTGTCCTCAATTCCGAGAGCAATGCCCGCCGGGATATAAGCGCCGATTTCATCCCGCATCAGCTTGGACGGGGATGCAATGCCGAAAAACTTCTTTACGCCGTCAAAAGCACCCTTGGCCGCATTGAGCGCCGCCGTGATGATTTTGTCACCGAAATCGCTGATACCCTGCGCGATGCCTTCGACCACATTTTTGCCGATTGCAAGCCAGTCGAATTTGCCGAATTCGTCCTTGATGCTGTTTGCGACTTCAAGCACCTTCCCCGGAATTTCCGGGATCGCGTTGATGATGCCGGTCAGCACCTGCCCGAGTAATTCCATGCCTTTCTGGAGCATGTCGGGGTAGTGTTCACCGATGCTCGCGAGAATCTGCGCCGCAACGGCAGCGATAGCGCCAACGATTTCCGGGAGATTCTGAACAATACCACCGGCAATCTGCGCCACCATCTGAACGCCCTGCTCGAGTAACTGCGGGCCGTTTTCCATCAGGTAGTTGATGACCTGGGTGATAAGCTCGCCGCCGGCGGTGATCATCTCGGGAAGACCCTCGAGGAATCCAGTGGCCGCATTGGCGACCATCTCCGTGCCCTGTGCGACAAATTCCGGGAGTCCGTCGGCAATGGCGCCCGCGACGCCGGTGACCAGCTCGGCCGCATGTGCCGCAATTTCGGGGACGCCGGTGACGATAGCCTCGCCGATGCCACTGATGCCTTCAACGATTTTTCCGACACCGCCCTCAGCGTCCCCGCTGAAGATGGTCGTAATACCGTCCATGATTTCAGTGAACGGCCCGAGGAAGTCCGCCACAAGGCCGCGCCCGAACCCGGCCATAGCTGTCTGCATGTCCTGCAGAGCGTCCTGATAAGCCGCTGCAGATTTGACCGCATCATCCGACATGACGCCACCGAGTTCATTTACCCGGTCTTTCATGGCCTGAGTGTCTTCGGCGGAAGTGTTCAGCAGAGCGGCCATTTCCTGAGCGGAGCGTCCGAGCAGTTCCTGAGCGAGCGCAGCACGTTCGGTGCCGCCCTCCATGCCCTGCAGGCCCTCAATGACGCGCCCAAAGAGGTCTTCCTGAGACATGCCGAGCGCTTCTTCCTGAGAGATACCCAGCTTCTGAAAAGCATCCGAACCGCTGGCCGCTTCGGAGGTCAGTTTCTTCATAGCGCCCTGCATGGCGGAGATGGAAGACCCCGAATGCTGAAGAACGGCGTCCCATTCCTGATATGCCTTCGCGCTGATGCCGATTTTCTGGCTCTGCTTGTCGATGGTGTCGCCCATCGCGGCGAGGTCGCCGACCTTGCCGATTGCCGTGGAGATTGCCGCGCCAATGCCGGCGGCTGCAACGACTCCCTTGATGGTAGATATTAATTTGTCCGAAAAAATAGCGCCGGACTCACTGCCGGCGCTGTCTGCTTCTCCGCGAAGCACATCGGTGATGCTCCCGGATATTCCTTCAGCGGAAGGAACGATTTGCACAAATGCTTTACCTAAATCAGGCATTATGTCCCTCCGTTCTACGTTTCCACTCTGCCATGAAATCCTCGCCCGAATCGAAGCCCTCGACCGCGCTGTCATCGCCGGTAAACATCTGTAGGAGCGATTTCGGGCGATTCTTGCCCTCCGCTCCGTCGGAGCTGTTCAGCCACTTGATGAGGTTCAGCGCGTCCGTCTCCGCAAGCTGTAAAAACAGCGGGAGCGATACGGGCAGACCGCCCATGACGGTGCGAATCCGTGAATCCTCTCGCAGACCGGCCGCCAGTGTAGCCGCATATAACGGCGGTAACCGACGGTAATCATAAATGTGGTAGGTCTCCGCAAAATCACAGATAAGCGCATCCTCATCGGCCGCCATCATCGTGGCGAGGATTAAGAGTTTTTTGCCTTGCGTTCTTCCCGTGTCGCCTTGAAGATGGCCGCGACCTCATCGCCCACACGAGACGTTTTGGCGCGTCCGTGCTCGTCCTCGCAGTGCTTGAGGAGTGCTTTTTTCTGCTCCTCCCCAAGCATCCGCGAAAGGACGGAGGAGAGTGCCATCATGTCATTGTGCTGGGCGCGGCCGATGTCCTCGAGGAGGTAAAAGTCATCGAGACAATCCGTGTCGACGCTGTACGCAAACCCTGTTTCTGTCTTTCCCTTGAAAATTGCCATAACCGCTTACCTCATGCTTTCAGGATGTACTCGTAATGAGTATTGCCGGTGTTGTCAGGCTGTGCCGCAATGGTCACCTGATAGCCGACCGCCGCACTGTCGGAATACGTGACATCACCGATCGCAGTAATCTTGCCGACCGGAATCACGACACGCTTGACCGCGCCGCCACGCATGACCATGTCTACAACCCACTCCGCATCTTCCTGTTCGTCAGAGTTGACATTGACAGTGATGCCAGTTGCAAGGGTGCCGGTCACGTTGTCCACTCCGAAAATGGCCTTGAGGACATCCACGTTCAGTGCCTCGATCAGCGTGAAAGTGAAGTTGTCGGCCTTATCGGTCTGGATATTAAGGACGGTATCGCCGCCCCATGCCTTGATGCCGGTATTTGTGATAGCGCCGGAATTGACCATGCCGGCGTCGGAGATGTATCCGAGATTCTTGAAAGCCTCGTTAAGCGCCGCCGCTGCAGTCGTCGGCAGAGCGGTTCCGAGAGGTGCGCGCGAGACCGCGCCGCCGACCTTGGCCTTGCCGGCGGTTACGTTGGTCACTTCGCTCATAGCATGTCCTCCTTAGTAAAAAGTGACGTCGAAGACTGCCTGATAGCGGTAGTGCTTCGACGCCGTATCCGTATAGTTATAATCCGAGTTCAAAGCCACCCGGGAAATACTGTCGAGCGTGATGGCGTCAAGCATCGCCGCCTTGACCCGCTCGTTCAGCGCCGCGGCATCGTAAAGGCTTGCCGCGTAGGACTGCACCGCGATGGTGGCACTGTCGATATGGTTGATTCTGCTCGACCCGGTCTTTTCGATAACGACAAAAACCGCCGGTCTGTCCGCCGGCACTTCCATGTAAACCGGGACATCCGGCAAGCAATCGCTGAGATAGTCCAGTATGGTTTTTTCAATCATTCTTAGCCACCTCCCCGACCGCCTTTAACAGTTTGTTGTCGAATCGTCCCGCCGGCTGGAAGACGGACGCGTTTACACGGTTCTGCCCTGTGAAAACGCTTACTTCTGCGCCCTCGCCATAGCTATCCTTGACAGCCTCTGCGAACTCTGTGCAGACCGCCGCCATCTCCGGCGATGTCAGGAGCTCCCGGACGCCTTCAGTGTTCAATTCAAAGCGGAAGTTACTCATAACGCTCGACCTTCACTTTCTTGTTCCATTCGAGCGGGATGAGTCCCTCGATGCCCTGCGTTGGTTTTCCGATGGTGCGGAAACGCTCCCCGAAAAACTCGACCGTTCGATTAGTCCAATCATTGACGTCACCTTTCGGAATTGCAAGCGTATAAGCAAGCTGTTTGCCGGTAAGGTTCAGCGTGTCGATGATGTCCTGCGTAGACGGTTCGCCAATCAGGACATTCTCGACCTCGACAGGATCTTCGACATAAACAGGACGATTGAAGTCATCGACGCCATCCTGAACACGTTCAAACAGCGTGACCGTTACTCCGTGAAGCCGTCCCATAATTCCACCGTCCCAATCTGCTGACGTCTCAACCCGAGCCGTTTAAGGTCGTTCCGCATGATAGCCGCTGCAATGCCACCGCCCGGGATCGCATAGGTGCCGCTCCAGGTATACCCGAGAGCACCCTGCGATTCCTGGGTCATCGGTTCGCCGTCCTGACTCTGCCGGAGCACCCGGACAACGATGTCGACCGTGACAAGCTTTGCCACGCTTGCATATGCAGCGCTGTCATTGACCATAGCGTCGAGGTCTTTCCCGACCTTCTGCGCTTCAATTCGGAGCGTGTCGGAGATAAGCGGTAAAATAGCCTCGATACGGGCCTGTTCGTCTGCCGTGTATTCCTTACCAGTCAGCGCCACAACATCCGCAAGAGTAGCAAAGCAACATGTCATTTCTTCGGCGCTCCTTTCCTCTTGGGCGCGGTCTTCTTCTCAACGGCGGGAGCCGGGGCGACAACCTTCTCCCAGTTGCCGCCCGTCAGCTCGCTGTTGGTGTTAATTACCGCGCCGGTCTTTTTGTTTCGGTACTCCATCAGGTGGTGGTTACCTTGACGCGTGCGAAGTGATCAGCCGCAAGGATGCCCCAGCCGATGTAAGCCTCAGCGCGCAGGCAGACCTCGTTGTATCTCTTCAGGTCGCGGCTTCTGCCGTCCGGATCGCCGTACTGGATGACCTCCAGCGGGACGTTCGCCGCATAGCCCCACTTGAAAGCGTTCTGGAAATCGCCTGCATAAACATGCACGGTGGTCGTGCCGGTCGCCGACTTCATCGGGACGGTCGAGTTAACATCGGAGCCCATGCCGTAGAAAGCATTCGGGTTCTGGCCGAAGCGGAACTCCGGATACTGGACAACGCCGTTGACCTTGATCGCAGACAGAGCCGCACCAGCCGCCGGAGACATTGCGATGCCGGTGACGATGCCGCCGTCAGCCTGGACAGCCTGGATCGCCGCGTCGATATTGTCATCGATAGATGCCGCCACATAGGTAACATCATTGCCAGTGGCAACACCGTCGAAAGAGTTGGTGCTCTGGAAGGTGGCCGCGGTCAGGTCTGCCGGGTTAAGGCCGTGGAAAGCAGCGATGTCGAGGCCGCGGGCGATCTTCTTTGCAAAGCCGTCAGCGAAGGTCTGCAGGGTCGGGATCCTTGCATCCTCGGAAGCGCGCAGGAACTCATCGGAAACTCTCGCCTGATAGACGAACTTGATGGGTCTGATCACGACCGGGGTCGCAGTTGCAGTGTTGGCCGGCTTCGCGCCGCCCTCACCAACGATGGAAGCCTCGCCATCGAGGTTGAAAACGAACTCGGAAATTCCGTTGAACGGGATCGGGGTCTGTGCGGACAGCTTAGCCAGGGAGCTGTAACCGCGAACCTTGGAAAACATCTCGGAAACAAGAGTAGTTGGGAAATTAGTGGATGCATTGAGAGTAGTTGCGGGCATAGTAGTCCTCCTTAGATATTATTGAGCGCCGCAGAGACGGAAGCCCATGCGGACGCCTCGGTATTTTTGACATTGGGTTCGCTCGACCCGAGCGGAGCGGCCGGTCTGTTATTGCCGATCAGTTTGACCATCGCTTCAGCATCTGCCCGGATGGCTTTCTCATCGTCGCCGGTGAGGCGGGACGCCATCTGATACGGAAGACCCGCTTCAAGCGCCACCTTGGTTTTTACCGAGGCCGTCTCGTACTGGTGGATCTTAGCGTTCAGTTCATCGACCGTGGCCTTGTGCCCGTCGATGGTTTCCTTCTGCTTCTGAAGCTGTTCCGTGAGGTGCGTGACCTGCTTCTTAAGGTCGTCATAATCGGCGTACTTTTCCGCCGCCTGCTTTTCGGCGCGCCTGATGCGGTCGCCGATAACTTTGTCGAGCTGTTCCTGAGTTTCGATTACGGTAAAATCTGCCATGAGTTAACCTTTCTCCCGATTTCCGGTCGGTATCCGTAGGTATTAAAAAAGCACCCCGGTCGGGATGCCTTAATAACTGACTTGCTGTCGTTTTTTATCTGCCTTACTTTCAGAGCAAATCCAGTGAGCAAGGATCATGCTGTCGAGCAGTGCGATGTCTGCGCCGTCCAGTGTGGAGCGGTAGCCTAAACCGCCATTAGAGCCGATTTTGCGGCGTTCGCAGTTGCTTATAACCTGCGTGACGGACGTCTGAGCCATGTGCTGAAACGTGCCCTGCTCCATCGCCATATCAAACACGCTGTTGGCCTTGATAATCTGCGGAACAGTGACGATCGCCGGGCGTTTGACGCCTTCCTGCTTCATTACGTCCATAAGCACGTCAATGCCGTTCTTGCCATCGGCCACAGCCTTCGCGATGTCTGCGTGCTCCATGAACTTGACTATCCATGTAACGCCGTTCCTAATCGGCTTGCAGTTGACCACCTCGCAGAAGATTTTATCCTCTGCTGTCCGGGCGGCTACAGCCAGGGCAACGTTTTCGCCGTCGATGCCGAACTTGATGCCAACGTAAAGTTTGCTCGTTAGCTTCGGAAGCTTGTCGGTCTGCAGCTGTTCCCACTCGTTCCGGCTGATTGCTGACCGCTGGTTGTACTTTATCCACAGACCGAGGCGCTGGATGTTGAAATCCGTCTTATCCTCGCCAATCTCGGAGCGGATCGTGCGCTCCTTGAGGATGGTGCCGAGGCTTGGGTTGGTCTCATACCACAGATCTACATCATCAGCGTTCGACATCTCCGGCACCGACCATTCCGCCCAGCCGCTTTCGAATGACTCCGCCTGCAAGACATGTTTGCGGTAGTTCGGGAAGACCGTGCCAGCGGAGATTGCCGTGGGCGGCGTCCCGAACATGATGGTCTGAGGATTTGCCGAATCCGTGACAACGTACTTCAGAGCGGTCTCCTGCTCGGGCGTATATTCCTGCGCCTCATCAATGATGAGCGTGTCATAACCTTCACCGAGGCCGCCGGTCGATGTCCGGGTGCGGAACTCTATGACGCCGCCGTCAGCGGTGTATAAGTGTTCCTTGCCAAATGCCCTGAAGGATGACTCAATCTCGATGTCGACCTTAGCGCAGAGGCGGCTCAGACGCTCCCAGATGGAATGCGCGGTACTTGCTCTGTGTGCCGTATAAAGGATGCGCTCCCCGTTCTTCAATCCGTAAATGCACCGCGCAAGGGCCATTTCCGACTTACCGTTCCGTCGCGGTACTGAATATCCGAACTTCTGATGCACCCAGAGGCCGTCGTCGTTTACGGCCATGATGTCATAGGTGAGCGCCACCTGCCATTCGAGCATGGTGTTCTCAGAGGCGTTGTAAAGCTCGACCGCCTCAGAACCTTTAGTTTCTGTGTAAGGCAAAACAACGGACACCGTCGGGGTTTGTCTCCCGACTCTGTCCATGCTTTACACCTCCACGCTTGCCGGGTCTTTGTTCCGCATAAGCGTCACCTCCCTTAGATGTTGACCCAGCCGCCTCCGGACGAGACGGAATGAGTCCTGCCAACGTGGTAATCTATTTCGCAGAGACAGCCGGGATGCCGTTCAAAGCACCCGGCGTCTTTTGCGTCCTTGTAATTGTCCCATTCCCCGCAGCGTTCGAGGCACCAAGCGCAGTCCTCGGAATACTTCGTACCGGCGCGGAGACCGACGTCCGAATATTTGCGGACGATACTAACCTCGAGCCCCATTTCCTCGCGGGCCTCAGCGTTCCTGCGGATTGTCTCATCGACTGCGCCGATGGTCTTCTGCTTGATCAGGTTCTCGACCAACCCCGGCGCGGCAAGTTTGCCGGCAAGCTCTTCCGCAATCCTGTCAGCGTCCGCCGGGTCGAACTCAGCGCGGAGCGTCCCGATGCCGAGGCGCGCTTTCTGGTTCTGCCGGAGTTGTGCCGTTGCGGCGCCGACAGCAGAATCATCATAGGCACGCTTTAGAACCGTTCTAAGGACGCCGACCAGCTCATCCTCTGCCACATCCTCAAAGCTGTCCCCAAGGGCATCAGCAAGCGCTTTCCCAAGCTTCTCCGCGTAGTTCTGCGCATCCACAAAAGTATCGATGCCGCGTACGGCTTTTTTACTCCGCGCATAGTTGCGGAGAATCACTTTCACATCATCCATATCAGATACCCGTAAGCTCGCGAAGCTTGTCTTCCGTAAAGTAATCCGGGAACGAGGTCTGAATCTTCATGATTGCGTCGCCAATGCCACCCAGCGCGGAAGCATCCGCCTCAAAGATAGGCGCCCACATGACGCGCGTTTTTGCAAGCTGATTCCGCGCATAAGGCACTTCATCGCGGATGCAGGCGGCGAGGTATCCGGCATTCAGCAGACCGACGCCGAAAGTCCGCTGGGCCTTGCGAGCGGTCAGGCGGAGCGTCTCATGCGCGGCCTTGATTGCCTCGGAGCTCGACGGGTTTTGCGACGGAAAACCGAGGTCGTCGAGCGTCAGACCGGTCTCGCCGGCAAACAATCCGGCAAGCTGGCGAAGCTGCTCCGTGTGCGGTGTCTGCGGAGCCGTCTGGAACTGGCCAACAACAGGCTTATCACCGTCATCATCCTTGTCGATCCGAAGCATGGACGACATGGTCACTTTCCATTTATCCATCTTTTCGGCGTTGGGATCCATTCCGAGAATCCACTTCTGTGGATAGCTGTAGAACTCCGCGGAAATCTCCGAACGCTTGACTGTGCGGACTGCGCTGTCGACAATGTCCATGCAGGCCCTGCTGATACGGGCATGACCGAAAGGCCTGGTTGCATCCGGGCGGTAAATCATCGGCACCAGCAGCGGATACGGCGCGACATTCTTGACCGTATACGGTTCCTTGCCCTTCTCGATGATCGTGGTCGCACCCGGAACGAAATACGCCTCGACAAGCGGATTGTCGAACTCATCAAACTCGATTACGGCGTATCCTTCTTTGAGCATATAGGTCACCGGGTCAATAATGCCGGTAGCGTGCCTGCCGTCGATAACCCGCATCTGAGGGAAGCCGTCCGCGCCGGTCGTGATATAGATAAAATCACATGCGCTTATCAGTGCCCCGAGGATTCCGGAATCGACCAGCACGTCCTGATTATTCATCTCGAAGATGTTTGCGAGGCCGTAGGCGTCATTTTCAAACCCCTGAAAAGTCAGGCGGTCAGCAAGACTGTCAACAGCCTTCGCGCACCATCCGAGGACGCTCATCATTCCGACCAGATCCGGCGGGGTACTAATGCCAAGGTCTGCCGCCCGGTGCTTCATGTCATAATAGCTGTACCGGAGCAGGACACGGCCTCTCTTGGCTATCAATTTGTTTCTGAGATATTCAATTCCCTTGTATGCCATGATTAAACCACCTTATCGCGCTTTGATGCATTGCACCCTACATGCGCTAGTTTTACATTGTTCCATGCGTGCTTGCCGCCTCGTACCACAGGAAAGATATGGTCGATTGACGGATAATTTCTGCCGACCGCATTTCGTTCTTTATCTATATCATTAAAGTCGCAAGGCTTTCCGCATAAGTAGCAAATGCCATTGTCGCGTTCATACAGTGCCTTAACCGTAATATCTGTATCTACTACTTGTTCGGGCGGTATGCGCTTAGACCTGCGGCTGAATTCGCATTCATCACTACATGTGTGTTTATGCGGAATCCATGTATCAAACTCTTTCCCGCACATCACGCACTTCCGATGATATTCCTTGCTTCCACGAATTTTGCGCGAACGGTCGCGGTCGTAATTCTTATGTTCACGCGCCCATTCTGCCACATAATCGGGATGCGCTTTTCGCCATTCGGTCTGATAATCCTTATTATCGTTTCGCCACTGGGACAAAGTAGCCTTGCGCCCCGCCTTTTTGCACGCATCAGAACAGTATTTGCTTTTTCCGTTAGTCTTCCAATATTCAGCACCGCATAGAGTGCATTTTGCTTTTATTTTCATTTCTCAACCATTTGAAAAACACACAGTGTGAATTTATGTGCAGTAACGGCGGGCGGATTGCCAGAACGTACCCGGGGAGGGACTCACCCCGCCCCATATCTGTAATCCGCCCAAATGGCGTGTTGTTCCAGTATGTCATTGGGGAGGGTCTTGTCAGAGTCGCCATCCACCTTGCGAGGTTCTATTAAGCTGTCCGACTTCTGGCGATTGCAGCACCGGTGTGCCAGCTGGAGGTTGCTGATGTCGCTGGGGTGGCCTCCTTTACTCACCGGGATAATATGGTCTACCGTCGGGGAAAGCGGATGCGGCGCTTTGTAAGAGAAGTCGACCGGCTTACCGCAGATCCCGCATACGGTCTGGGTCTTTAGGATCTTCTGCCGGGCGGCCTCAAATGCACCACGGTTCCCCGGGATACGGTCTGTACGCATAGAGCCCTCCAAGTAAACGAACGGGCCGCCTCAGATCTGAGAGACGGCCCTGTCGGTTATGGCAAGCTGGGAGTACTTGCCGAGGTTCCAGCCCTGAAACCTCTTGTAGCAGATTATCACGGAATAACCTCCCGTGAAGTCGGTACTTTACAGTTTCTGCGCCATGAGATAGTAGAACCGGCGGCGGCGCTCGTAGTAGGCGTCACGCTCCAACGGCATGCCTTCCTGATCATGGAGATACCAAAACGGCCGGTCTTCTGTAACGCCCTGCAAGAGCCAGCGGTAGATGTCCGGTGCGGCTTCGCGGACGGTATCCTCGAGTTTGTGCATCTTCCCGTCAAGGTCTGCGAGCCTGATCGCGGCGGAGCTGGTCGGGTCGCTTATGCCGTTGCCGTGAGGCATACCGTCATAGTTGACGCCGCTGATTCCTAGGGACGCCCGGAGGACATTTATCTCGACCTTCCATTCCGGGTACTGGAGGCAATGATGGTAGACTGTCAGAAAGCGCTGCTTAGGTAGCCAGTATTTACCGCTTTCCCGTGGTATCCATATTTTGCCCAATGGTATCACCTTCTTTCTCGTCTTCCACAAGCAGCTTGCAAATACTTTCCGTTATCCACATCGATTCCCATATCACAAGCCAAAGATCGCGATTTAAATCATGCCAATACGCAAACGGGCTATTAACTACTGTGTCATTGAACTTACGAATATCCTCAAGACATCTACGCGCAACGTTTTTCGGCATCCATACATCTACGTGAGAGGGTCTATAAGTTGAGCCGACCAACGGCATCACCTTCTTTCTCTTTCCGTGCCCTGTCATACTTCCGCCAGGTCTGATAGAGCGCATAGCAGACAGGATCCCGGACGAACTCACTTGCTTTTGCTCTCTGGTACGCTTCAATCAAGTCCATGACAGCATAGCCAATATCGGAGAGACGGGACTTCATGGTGTGTCCCCTTTCCACGGTTCCGGGAGCGGGCACCATGCGACCACTTCCGCAGGAGCGCTGACTCCTATCCAGACACCATTCAAGAACGCGCTTTCTTTAACATACCGTCCTTCGGGTATCCGCACGGTTACGTTGACAGATTCATAATCTTTCGGCAACCGCTCCTTGCACGAAATCCACTGCTGTGCGGATGGCACCCGCTCAATCGCCGCATAAATGTCATCTGCCTTGTACCACGCCTGATGCTCTGCATCGTTTGCGCCGTGAACCATTTCGCCGTTCTTGTTGATGTGATACCAGTCAACGCCCTCTATGGCATCAACGACAGCCGCTCTGCTGATTAAGTCATCCATCGGTTCTCCTTTCTGCATGACAGCACCAGTCAAGCGGCTTGACGCCGTGATTCCAGTATCCGCACCGTCTGTCATGGCATATCCAGTGTATGCAATCTCCACAGGCTACGATGTCCGGCTGTGCGGGTGGCAAAGAATCCAATCGCTCCTTCAGCATCCTTTGCATATCTTCATCAAATGCGGCGCCGCAATACTCAACAAGGTATGTTAAGGCGGCATCAATCGCCGCCTGTCTGCTGATTAGGTCATCCATTGTCTTTCCTTTCTCCTGCGCTACAAAAATCACTTGCGCTCGGTCTTATCGTGCTATCCGCAAACTGTCGACACTTTCCGTTTGGCATCATGTGTTTACATTCACCGCAGTAGATGATTTCTGGCTGTGCGGATGGCAAATCTTTTATCTGATCCCACACCTTTGCAACATTCTTGTCTCCAGTAACGCTCCATACTGCATCTACCACATCAATCGCCGCCTGTCTGCTGATTAAATCATTCATCCTGTTTACCTCTCATATCCGCTCCGCACATCGGACAGTAATTTGCCCTAGGCTTGCCCATAACCGTTGATATCGTTTTCTCTCCGCACTGGTCACACAACCACGTGTCGCCCCATCCAATTTCGGGATGGTATATCCACTTCCCCTTCTTTCGTTCTGGCTGTGCGGATGGTAACGCCTTGAGCCTGTCTCTTACTTCCGTTAGAACGTTCAAAGGGTCTGTGTAGCTCGGCTCGAACCAAGTCGCATCAATAGCCGCCCG